TGTTTTTGCTATTAAGGGGGAACGGGAACCCGTCCCCCCGGTTAATTACTCCGTTTCGCTGTATTCCTCAATAATTAAATCGTCCTGTCCTCGCTTGACTTCCTCTATAAATCCTTGATACCCTTCTTTCCGGGCTAATTCGATAAGGGATTGCAGACGTTTTGCGCCCAAACTTTCGCCCCTCGCAATGCGGAATACCTTAACGGTCGGATTGCTTGCGATAATCAATTTTGCGGCAACCTCCATTATCTGACTATCCGACACTTTCCCGGCGACAAACGGCACACCGTTTAACTCCAACCCGTCGTCCGTGAACGTCAACCCGGCAATCGGCAATTCCGATTTCGCAATAAGGGTTCCCCGCTCTTTGAGCAAATCCGACAACTTTTTTTCGTGGGTTTGGGCGACCTTTTCGGCGGCGTCCTTTTGCTTTTTCTTCGTCAGATAGTCCACAACCAACGCATTGATTTTGTTGTGTTCCTCGGCTTGTTTGAGGCGTTCGGCTGTATCCAAATTCTCCGGGTTGTTTTCCTCGTACTTTGCCAACCATGCGGCGGCGTTGTTCTTGCGGGTTTCGTAATCGGCTTTATCCGTTTGGATTTGCGCCAATGTTTTGTCGTATTTGTCGGCGGCGGCTTTCGCATCGGCTTTGCTCTTTTTCTTTGCCGCTTCCAATGCCTTTTTTGCCTCGGCAACAATCCGGTCGTATTCGGCTTGGGCTTCCGCCTCATACTTTATTGCGGCGTCAATCTCTGTATTCTTGGTTTCCTCGGCGGCTTTGATACGACCGGGGATTGCCTCCAATTGTTCCGTCCGGGTTTGCAATGCGGTACGCACGGTTTTCGCTTTCTCAATCAACTGGGCGTTCTCGTTTTGTTCCTCCATTAAATCGGCAATGTCGATTTTCTCGGCATACGTTTTGACGTCGCCCGGTTTCAACTGCTTTTCGGCGGCGGCGCAAATGGTCGTGTACGTCTTGACCTCGGCGTTGGCGTCCTTTCTTTTCTCCTTAACGGTCATAACCTCGGCGTCAATCTCGGCAATACGTTTTTGCACATTCTCCGGCAACAATGCCCGGACGTATTGCACTTGCTTTCGGCGACCCTCGGCGGTTTCAGACCACCGGGAAAACTCCACGGCGTCAAAATCCGTATATCCGAAAACCTTTTGCAACATACTTACGTTATCCGACCGCATCCCGGTTGTTTTCTGTTTGATTGATAACGTACCACGGGGGTTGGCTTTGGTAAACCGCAATTCAACGTCGTATTCCTCGCCGTCGTCGCCGACAACCATTTTGGCAAACCCTTTGTCCTCGCCATTACGCAACACGGCGTCCCGGTTCCCGGTCAACAACGCCCCGATTGCCTTTAATAGCGTGGATTTTCCTAACTCATTGTCCCCGGTAATGAAATATACATTACCCTCAAAATCTGCGTTGAACTCCTTAATTACTTGGAAATTCGACAACTCTAATTTTTTGACAATCATTTTATCGCTCTTTTTATGCCGGGGTTGCCCCCGGCGGTTACTACTTATTTGTTTGTTAATATCATTCTTTGGTGTATCATGCTTTGCGCCTTGTTAAGCGCATCCCGGTTGGCGTCAACCTCCGACCGGGTGCAATCGGCAATAAAGTTTTCCAAACGCTTATACAGGTCATTCAACTCTTTTGCCGTCATTGCATGGCGAACGGCTCCCAATTCGTCCTTATCCATTTTTGCAAATTCGTTTAAGGGTTTCCAAATCGCAACGTTTGGGGTCGTCGGCGTTCTTTGTCGCATCAATTAACGTCATATCATTTGTTTTTGCCGTCCAACTTTTACCCGTAACGGGCGACGTGTAAGTTACTTTGTAATGTCCGTACCCGGCAAACTCAAACCGGAAATCGCTGATTGTTGTTTTCGCTCTCATTGCTTTTATTTTTTTAGCATTACCGGGAAAACGCCCGGTCGTTGTTATTTCATGCCACAAAAATACGGGAAATATTTTAATTACCAAAATTTTTTCTTTTTATTTTCGTGTTAGGGCAAAAAAAATCCCGATACGGCGCAAGTCGTACCGGGATAAAATCAAAATAATTTCATTTGCGTATCTGTTAAGACGGCAATAACGCCGTCAACTTTTTGTTCCCATGCCGTCCGGGTTGCAATCTTTTCCGGCGTTGGGTTCCGTTCGCACCTCCGTTGGTTGTGGCGCATCTGTTTAACCATGTACGCCAATTCTTCCAACGTTATTTTCGCCGGATTTTCGATTTGCGGGCTTTTGTTTTCGTCTGCCATACTTTTACCCATTCAAACAAAATAATCGAAAAACGGGGCTTAAAATAAACGGTCGTGCATCGGGGCGGGCAAATTCTCCAAAACCCAACGGGGGTTGTTGTGCAAAATGTACCGTCCAAAGTGCATTATCATAAGGGCGTCGGCGTTCCACAACGTCGCCTTAACATCGGGGTAATAATCGGCGGCGGCTCGTTGGTATCGCTTTTTGCGCTCCGGCTTTTCCTCTCCCTTAACCCGCAATTTCAATTCATTTTGCCATTTTTGGGGGTGTACCAAAACAAACGGTACGTCGCACATGGCAATTATCGTTTTCAGTTTCTCGAACTCGGATAACAGTTTTTGAACCCGGAACGCCTTACCGGGATTGTCGGTTATATCATCCGGGCGCAATTGCACCTTTTCGACGAATACCAACGGGCGGCAAATAGTCTTTATATAATTAAACCATTGCCGCAACTCCATAAGGTCGCCCGGCATTTTTATTACCTCGGTTTTATGGTTCGGACGCCAAACGGCAATCCCCCCGGTTTTTCCGGGGTCAATCCCAATAATACAATCAATCGTTATTTTGTTCATTTCCAAAAATCTAAATAGTTATCAATCTGCAATTCGTCCGCAATCATACGGCCGAACGTGCGTTTTATCTCTTTGTCCCTCGCAATTTCATACGCCGTAAAATCCAATTCCGGGGCGTCGGTTCCCTTACGTTGGACGTGGTACGCCTCGTACTTGTTGACGAACCCACGGGCGACACGTTGCATATATCGGGCAAATGCTTGTTTGCGGTCGTCCTCGGTTCCGGCAACCTCATTGGCAAAACCCAACTTTCGCAACCAATCATAAATCAACATTCCGTCAGTAATCCCCAACACAAACCGCCCGGTATATTTATATTGCAAAAATACCTCCCTACATCGGGCGACGACTTGGTTGTGATAATACCGTTTTTCCTCCGGCGTCAATTCCTCTTTCGGCTCCGGCAATGCCTTATACGCTTTATGTATAACCCCGTTTTGTTTCCGGCGGTATGCGTTCAATATCTTTGCTAAATAATCGGCGTTAAACTGTTGGTAATGCTTTTTGTCCGGATTGCCTTGACTGTCTTTCGGCAAATAGTCGTCCAATTCCCCGGTCGTCGCCAACTCAAAAGCCAACTTAACATCTGACAACGTGTAATTTGAATAATATCTTTTCAGTATATCCAATATGCGGGCTTGTATGTATTGCCAATCCTCAATATCCTGCGGGATTATAAAACCAATATCCATTGCAATATATTTGAGCATGTTTGCCAATTTATCAACCAACGTTTTGTCGTCAATTTCTGATATTTGAATTTTCGTTGACGCTGCAAATATATATTTCTCAACCGTGTTTAATGCTTTTGCAACTTCCGGTATTTGCACCATTTTACGGCGAATCTCAATTGCTTTTGTTCCGGGCTTTGGGTTGTATATTTCCAACGCCACATTTTGAACGTTTGCTTTTTCCGGTAAATTTTCCATATTACAATTTACTTAACCATTGTTCATAAATATTATTTGCTACGTTTGCCATCATTACAGGCGGAACACTCATACCACATAAATAACCAATTTCCTTGTCATTCCCTTTATAATCCAAAGGGAATGAAGAAATTTTTATTATTTCGCTTCTACTTAAATACAATGGTTTTGTTTTTAATATCAAAGTCATGTGTTCTGCAGGTATTAATGTTGGTGCAACGCTTCTTTCATCAAAGAAATTAAAGTTATAAAAGCCTCGTTTATTGTATAATCTTTGATAAACATCACATAAACTTCTATCTTCAATTTTCTGATTATCCCATAAAAAACGTGTTTTTGAACCTATTTTTATTTCCTTTCCGCCATAATCAACTATTTCTTTGAATAAAATAGGTTCCTCATTAAAATTCATATCTATAAAAGGAACTAAATCAAATAAGTTTTTTTTATGTAGAAACTTATTTCCTATATCTTTCCTTATACATAAGAAAAAAAGCCTCTCCCTATTTTGAGGAACTCCCATATCAGAGGCATTTAAAAGAAAATGTTGACAGTAATAACCTGCTAAATCAAATTCGTGATATATCTTTTTTACATAATTCTTGGCATTTCCCATCAATAAACCTTTTACGTTTTCTGATACTACAATTTTGGGTTTTAATTTTTTTGCCAAATCAATAAAATCAAAGAAAAGAGTATCTAAAACTTGTTTTTTTTGCCCCTCCCTAAATTTCTTTTCTACTCCCCATGAATCTTCACGGCTCCCAGAAATACTAAATGTAGAACATGGAGGCGAACCGTCTAATATATCCAAATTATACAATTCTTCCGGCAATTCATTAGATTTTACCATATCCCTTATATCACATACGTAATTATATTTAGGATTATTATTTCTTACATAACATTCGTTCATTTTTGGGTCTATTTCATTACAGCCAATTACATCAAATCTCGCTAACTTATATCCCATCGTTGAACCTCCTCCACATGCAAAACATGAAAAAACTTTTCCTTTGTCTTTCGTAAAATTTGCATCTTTCAACGTCCAATTGTAACTAAATCTATGTCCTTTTCCCATAATCAAAAATCATCATTTAAAAATTTGACTGCATCAGATACGTTTATTTTGGATTTGCTTTGTTGGTATTCGGGTTTCAAATGTAATTTCCCTTTTCCCTTGTCGCCACGTATGAAATTACGTGTTTGCGCAATCCAATCTTTTTGCATCCTGCCTTTGCTTGCGCTCCAATCGGCGACGGAATGATAATAATATAAAATATCAATCTGTTCAAATTCCGGTTTATCAAAGCATTTTTCAAAATCCTCAAACTTAGCAAATCTGCTATTGGCAAATAAACATTTCCGGGGTTCTGTTGTACCTCTTAATTTTTGAGGCGTATTCGATTGTTGGCTTTCGTCGAAAAATCCCGGAAATTCATTTTCGGGTTTTATATTATCATCAGATATATTATTATCTATATTATTATTTACGGTGCCGTTTTGATACCCGGCTACGGTGCTGTTTTGTAACTCGGCTACGGTGCCGTTTTGATACCCGGCTACGGTGCTGTTTTGTAACTCGGCACATTCAAAGTTGAATCTATAATAACATCTTTTCGCTTTGTTATTGACAAACATTTCTTTCTTTTCCAAAATTCCTTTTTCTGTCAGACTTTTAAGACTGCGCAAAACGTTTTTATCAGTAATTCCCGCCCATTCTGCAATATATTCGGTCTTTCCCATAAACCACGAATTGCCATCCTGCGAATACCCATAAATAAGGGCTGTTATTATCAACTCACTACCTTTCAAATCTAAACGGGTACGTAAAAATCCGGGAATTGTTATGTAGTTATTTTCTTTCATTTTCTCTGCTGTTTAAATATTCAACCATTGAAATATAATCATCAATAACGTTTTTACATATCCATTTTTTCCCTTGATATGAAAATAGTTTTTGATTTACCCCGTTTGCCGCATTATATGCTTGTATAATACTTTCCAAATCATAATTATTGCAAACCTCACGCAATCGGTAAATTGCTTGCCCAAATGTATAAACATTAAACAATCTTTGCCCGTCCGGGCTAATATCCGAAATCATGCTATTAGCCAATATTTCGGCTTCTTCTTTGTCGTCAACTTGGAAAAGAATTAAATGTGTTTTATCGGGTATCTTTGCCGCTATCAAATACGGGTTCTTTGTTATTCCTACCCTCAAAATGTCATTTGAAACATCATTGCACAACCAATAAACGTGCAATTGTCTTGGTACAATGTTAAAATCTAACTTTGCGTACCCTTTTTGTAAATACTCGTTGTATTTCATAGATAAAAAAGAAAAGCCCCAATTAGAGCCGTTACACATCTAAAAGGGGCTTTGTAGTAATTAGCAAATGTCTTTCAATCGGTAACGGTCGATTGTTTTACGCCACAAATATAATACTTTATTTTTGTTCCACCAACTGCACGGGCTTAAATGCTTCTTTTACTTTGAATAAATTTCCCTCGCTTTCGTTCGGAACAATCGTAACGACCGGATAACGGGAACGGTCGCCGGGCTTTTGAGAAATCGCAAATTGTACGTTCATATCAAAGATAATTCCTTTTACAAATTGCTTTTCTGCTAATATGGCGTCGAATGTATCACGGATATTTGGTATTGTTGACGCTGTTCCCTTTGTCGTAAACTGCCAAACCCCGCCAACGCCACGAACCAACGGAATAATGAAAGTTACGGTTAACGTTACAATCCATCCGTCGCCGCCGTTTAATACGGCACGGTTGGGGTGCTTTTCCGCAACCCCCGCCATCAAATTAGGATAATCCTTTGTACTATATTGACAATATTGTTTTCCGTTCCATACAAAGAACGTTTCCCCGTCGCCGTATGCAACCAATTTACCCGCATCATCCCTATATTGATATTCTTCCCTGCATGACTTTTCCGGTTCATCATAAACAAATACTATTTGTATTGTTTGCGGTTTATCCCCGTATGCTTGATTAAATAGCCCTGCATATTTTCCGGTGCTTACAAAATAATCTATACTTTTAGGCAATCCATTTTCATCTTTTATGCCAACTTTTATTTTCCCAATTATAGGTAATGATATTCTATTTATTGGTTCATTACGCATTATTCTACCTTTCATTTTGAGCCTCCTTTCTTCCAAATATATCCTCCGGCTGTATGTCTTTTTCCTAATATTACTTTACTTATATTTTGCCTTTTTATTCCAGTAGCATTTTCAGCGTCTATTGCCCCATCGTACTCTGCAATATATTCCCCTTCAGAGGAATATTGTAAAACCTTCCTTTTTCTATTTTTGGAAATTCGTTCTTGCCTTGTCCCATATTTCAAATTGTATTCAATAGTACACCATTCAAGATTTTCCATTCTATTATTTAATGGATTTTCATCTTTATGATTAATGCAAGGCAAATTATTAATGTTAGGAATAAATGCTAATGCCACAAGTCTATGTACAAAAATTTTTTTTGCAACTCCATTAACATTTAATTCAACGTTATAATATCCCTTTACTATTCCTTGTTTTAATATTTTGCTTTTTGTTGATATAATAGTTTTTGAACAAATTGTATAAGGTCTTTCTAATGACCTTACATTACCATAGCTACTAACTTGATAATACCCATCATATCCGGGAATGTCTTTCCAAATTTCATTTTCCATAATTGCCAACTTTTAAGAACTGCCAACAAATTAGAAATGGGGACGGGCTGTTGGCTTACCCTTTCGGTCGGTAGCTACTCCGACCTATCCCCATTGCAAATATATAAATTATTTTTTACTTTTGCATCATCTTATCGCCCATGTTGGCGAAAAAGATACGGGGGCGGGCTTTCCGCCCCTTGCTTTTATATATCAATTTCAGTATTCAACAAATCTTTCTTTATCACGGGTTCCGGCTTTTTAGGCTGTTTTTCTTCGATTTTAGCCACTTTTTCTTTTTTTGGTGCAATTGTACGTTTTGCGGTTTTCTTTTCCTTGACGGGCTTGTTTTCCGCCGTTTTTGCCGTTTTTCGTGTGGTTCTCTTTACGGTTTTGGTTTTCTTTTCATCCGGTTCCGGCTGTGGTTCGGGTTCCGGGTCTTTCTTCAAATCCTCAACGGTAACGGCTTTTTCCGGTTCCGGTTTTTTCTTTTCCGCCGGGGCTTTGCTTTTAACAAGTTCCGCCAACGTCAGCGAAACAATATTGTTTGTCAAATCCGGTTCGTTATCCAATGATATTTCCCCGGAAACCTCCGTAAATGTATTATCCCGTTTTTCGTCCTCAATTGCTGCCAACTCCATAAGATACGGGATTTTCTTTGCGTTCGGGCTGTCGGTTTGGTCTTTCAAATTGTACGTCGGTTTCTTTCGCCAATCTTTCGGGCTGAAATTGAAAACACGGTCAATCGGAATATCCGGGAAATTTTCGTTCCACATCATAGAATATAAATGCAACTGAATTTCTGCTTCTTCGTAAAAACCTTTTCGTCCGCTTTTAAAATCCACAATTGCGTTTATTCTTTCGCCGGAACCGGGTTTTGTCAACATCGTACACGGTAAATCAATCATTCCGGCGTAATTATGAACGGGGTGTACCAAAGCAATTTCCACGGCTAACGGCTTAACGTCATAATCCAAAACAAATTGTGCAAATGCCAATATATCCTTTTTGAAATCATCAGCGTAATAAATGAAATCGGCGGGCAATTTGTTGTTATCAATATAATCTTTCAATTTGGCTTTCAGTCCGTCCAAATCATATAAGCGGTTAATTATAAGTTCTTCAAATTGGGCGTGCATGAATGTACCATACGCCGCCCGTTCTGCTTTGTATCTTTCCGCCTCGTCAATTCCTTTTTCGGCAATCCATTTAATCAGAAATTCCGATTTTGGCATTGTCTGCGATAATATGGTTGTAACTGACGGATAAAATTCCGGGGTTCCGTTGTCGTCAAACTTGTAATAATATCGGTGTCCCTTGCTATTTAGCTGCCAAACCTTATACGGCGGTTCAATCAACGCACCATCAAAAAACATTGCTGTCATTTCCTCAACACTCATTCCGGGGATAATTTCAAACGCTCCGGCTGGCTGTTCTATTTCCGCCGCATCCATTCCGGGGATAATCTGTTGTTCCTCGTTAATTTCGGGGAATTTATCTGCTGGCAATTGTCCCATTGCATCAGCCATTTTTTTAACCGCATTTGTTACCCCACCAATTGCATTTACAACGCTTTCTTTCGGCGTTTCCTGCTTTGTTTTTTTCGCTCTCATATTATTATTTTTTTTCGTTATATGTCATATATGTTGCAATCCCAAACATTCCGGCAAACAGAAAATGGGCATAATTCCAAAATCCGGCAATAAAGCAAATTGCGCACATTATGCCGAACGACCATGTAAAGAACTTGTTTTGCCATTCGTCAGAAAAAACAACGTCGGTCATTTTCTCTATTCTTTCAACAATCCTTTTCATTTCTCAATCCTCCAATCCAAACAGATAATCGGCGGAACAACCGCACATTTCGCAAATTATTACTACCCATTCCGGGACAATCCTTTTGGTTGTCCCGTTGCAAAGATTTGTCATATTTACCTGCTGTGCGCTTTCGCTTGCACCCTCAAATAAACGGGCTGCAATATCCTTTTTCAATACCTTTTTCCCGTTTGCCTCTGAACGGGCGATTGCTTCGTTTACTCTCAATTTCATATCTTTATTTTTTAATGGTTAATCTTTATATCCACAATTGTTGCATTGCTTTTCCTCCCAAATTGGCTCATACTCATACGGGGTTAAATATCCATCGCCGCCGCAACATCTATATTCGCCGTCCACAACTTCCATTTCTCCGCCGCACTCCGGGCAATCGCCGCAACCCATGAAAACCAACGCCAAAAATGCGTCCAAATGTTTTGATTTTACAACCTTAATTCCGGTTTTTCTGATAATGTTTACAACATCAGAAACCAAAATGTCTTTATCAATGCAATCGAACACATTGCAACCCCAACTTTCCGGTTCGTCATAAACCATTTCGTTTTTTACTAACTCGCTAACAATTGTTTTGCTAATCTCTTTTTCTGTCTTTCCGGCTTCTTTCGCCAAAAATGATAATTCATTGCTTTGTCTTACTATCATAATATTTCGCACTATCCCCGTGCGTGGGCTTTAAGTTCATTGCAAAAGTACAAATATTTTTTTAATTACCAAAAACAAATACTTTTATTTCATATTTATTTTTTTGTCTGATTTTGCAATTTACCGGAAACATCATATTTTTGTGTACCGCATAAACCAAAAATCGCTCTCGGTTCTGCGTAAAAAACCCCGGCAACATATATTCCATGTTCCGGGGTTATTTCTTATCTCTTACTTTTGTAATACAACCATCTGTAAATTTCGCCATAATATCCGGTTTCCAAAACCGCCTTTCTTATTGTCTTTGCGTCACATTCGCAAAACGTTACATACTCATATATTGACGGGTTTTCATGCAACGCAAATTCAAATGTTATGTCAATATATGCGTCGCCGACCTTGTTAAACGCATGGTCAATCGGTATTGGGACGTTTGTTTTTCCCTCACAATAAAGAATCCGTTCCGGGAACGCCTCGCAAAGTAAATGGGAATTTCGATAACATTCTTTCGGCTTTGGCTTAATTACGTGCCGTATGTAGTCCAATTCGTAATCCTCCAATACATCAGCCGCCGGAACAATTGTAACGGGCTTTGCAGCGTTTAATAAGTCTTGGAAATACGCTTTTTGTCTTTCGTGCAAAGGTAGTTCCAACATCATTTCATTTTTTTTTATTATTATACTTTCCATACAATTTGTTATTCCGTCCATTCCTCAATATACATTTCATACGCTTCTTGGCAATAACGCCCCTCACAACTTATATATCCATTTGGGACGCCGTGGGTTCCTTTTTCGTCATCATCCAAAGGACAATATAAACACAAATCGTCGCTTAAATCATCAGCGGTTTTTAATTTAGGGTTCTTTATTTGCCATATACCCAATAATAGGGTTGCAATTAATAATACAAAGAAAATTAATATTATCACGTCCATATTTTAACCTTTCATTCTACCAACATAAGACAAATTCAATACATCGTACATTTGCCCCATAACGGCAAATTCTAACATTGCGTCGCTGTTTGCAACGTCGTTTATCCTCAACAATGGGTATTTGTTGCCGTAATCCGTAACGTACCCGTCCGGTTCAATATCTGAATATATCCGGTCGTTGTCGCTGTTTTCAAAGTATTTATTTAGGCTTTGCAGAATATTGTTTTCCAAATATTCATTTCCCAATACTTCTTTTATTTTATCCTGCTTTCTTAATGCAAATCTCATAATATTTATAATTATGCCGGGGAACTCCCCGGCGTTGGTTATGCAATACGAATTAAATTAGCTTTTTTGAAACATCTGTATTCCTGCTTTTCTGTATCGAAATACGTTTGTACCGTGTCGGCGGGTTTCCGGGTTCCGGTTGTTGCCGGAATTGTTTCCGGGTTTGTGGTTCCGTATGCCTCACGCAATGAACCGTCTATTTTCTGAAAATAGAATTTTACTATTCGCTTTTTCATTTCGGCTTTTAGCTTCATGTTTAACCATGCACATTTTAAAGCCTCTGAAAGTTTGTAACCATTGCGTTTTACGAATTGCCACGCCAATTTGAAAATCTCACTTAATTTGTTTCTTTTTTCTGAACTCATACGAATTTGTATTTGGTTCCGGGAACCCGCCCGGTCGGATATTATTTAACATAGAAACTTATCTTTATTCCTCTGTGCAATTTGCAAACGGTTTTATCATCGGTGCCATTAAATGCACGGCGCAACATCTTATTAGCCATTTCAACGCCAATCAATTCAATCAATCCTTTAACGCCTACCAACTTGTTAACCTTTTTACCGTCAACAATACCGTTGATTTTAATGCGGAAATTGCGATTAATTTCTTTTGTTGTGTATAATAAACCGTTGTAAATTGTTGTTGCCATTTTGATTTTCTTTTAATTGTTCGGGGTAAACGCCCCGTCGTTGTTGTTTGACAATGCAAATATGCAACCTTTATTTTAATTACCAAAGGAATTTATTTTTGTTTTATCGGAAAATGGCAAAAAATTCTGTTTTTGGTTCAAAAGATAGTTATTTTGGTCGAATTTTCGATTTAAGCCACTTTTTCGGGCGAAATGTGTAATTTATCCATCCGGGAAAGAAAAGCCCGCTACGGGGCTAAAAATGGGCAAAACTAAAAAAGCCGGGGAAAACCCGGCTAATCCTTAAAAACAATCTTATAAATGGGATGAAAAAGTATTTGATACAAAAATACTCATTTTTCAATCTCTATATATTCAACCCCCATTATTTTTGTATGCGGGTTCCTGCTGATAACATCAATTTCCCGGTTCTTTATTTTCTTGGTTTTCCAAAGGAACCCCAAAAAACGTTTATATTGTACGGTTGCCGCAATTAAAATGCTATCCCGGTTTACAAACGTCCCGGAAAATTCCCCGTCCGGCGTCGTGCATCCTTTCAATGAAAACCACGGGTCGGAAATATCCACGCATTTAATAACGGTTGTTGTCGTATCTCCGGGTAAATAAACAATGCTGTCCCGGACGGTTCCCCGTAATTGGGTTATTGTTTCCATTTGTGCCGTTGTAACGGCTTCCAACTCCCGGTTCTTTGTCTGCAACGTCTTTATCAACTCTGCATCGCTCGCCCGGTATTTTTCAAACTCTGACAATTTCAGTTCCAAAACCCCAACTTTGGCGGCGTTCAAACTATCTTTCGTTTGGTACCGGGAAACTTCCTGCAATAACGTTTCCGTGTTGGTTCTGTATTTGTCCCTCTCCCCGGTCAACGTATTAATCCGGGAACGTTGCACCCATATAGTGACAACGGCGGCAACCGCCAAAGCAATTGCCGCTATTATTAAATATTTTTTCATAAGATACGTTTTATCGCTTCATAATGAATTTTTGCAATACGTTCACGCCCGGCGTCTGACAACATAAAACGGCAATCTTTTTCGGTATCCATGAAAAAGTTTTCAGATAATACCGCCGGGCAAACAGTATGTTTCAGAATATAAAATTGGCTTTCTTTGTCCGGGTCGCCGTCCACATAATCAAAACGCATTTTCCAACCATCCGGGGCAAACTCTTTTTCCGCCTCCTTACAAAGAACGGTTGCGATTGCATCCGCTTTCGTTTGTCCTACGCTTGTATAACATTCCCACCCGGTGCCGCCTCCGGCGTTCCCGTGAACGCTAAACAAAACGGCGTTGTTGCCGCAATCTGCATGGATAACATTTGCACGTCGGCAACGTTCCGGCAATGATACGTCGGTTTCCTCCGGTACCAAAATTTCAAACTTTATTCGATCGGCTTTTAACATCGCCGCAATACGGCGTACAATGTCACGGTTAAACTCCCATTCAAACAATTGGGAACCGTCCCCCCATTTGGGGGAACGCTTTCCGGGGGTCTGCGAACCATGTCCGTTGTCTAAAATAATAACTTTACTCATTTTCTTTTTCTCCTTTCTTTTTTTCGTTAACGTCGGGGTCGTCCCCAAATTCCTTTTCCAATCTGTCAATTATCGGTTGCAAATGTGACGGCAAAGCCCGTGTAAACTCCAAACGGATAACATGGTAAATAATACGTAATGCCAAAATCCGGGGGTACGCAACAATCAGATTGCGGAACGCATTTTGCAAATACACGTACATAAACACATAAGTAAGCGATTTAACAACAACAATTGCCGCTTGGTCGTCGCCGCAATTTTTCATAATGATAAAAATCGCCTCCACAATAAACAGATACAAAAGCAATTCGCACAATGCGTTTTTAAACTTTCGGAACGAAAAGTTTTTGCATCGCACAATCGCAACGCCGTCCGCCCTCATACCCGCCCAAATATTGAACGCAAACATTACTACTAACGCATAAACAAAACCCTTTGTCGGGGTTACATACCCAAATAACGGGCTAGCCGTGGAAATGGCAATAATACGCCATTGTTCCCAATTAAATAACTTTTCCATATCTATTCCTAATATTTACTATGCAAACCCTAAAATTAACAATGTATCATATATTACATCTGCAATCATTTGATGCCCTATATCATTAGGATGTACACGATCAGATAAAAATAATTCTTGCCATGTTTTTCCTTCGTCATTGTCTATATAACCTCTATTTATTGCGTATTGAATTGAATTGTACTCAAAGAAAGCATATAAATCAAGAAAACGTGTTCTGTATTCGTCCCTTAATTTCTGTCGCACATCATCATTCGTTGATACATATTGCCCGATTATTAAAACTTTGTTTGTCTTAATAAATGAACTCTGAATACCATTTATATTTTTTATTAATAAATCCGGTTCGGGCGCACTTGCTGTTCCCCCGTGGTCGTTTGTTCCTACAAATATAATACCCAAATCAGATTCCGTACATAATTTATAACCATGTGGAATTATCACGGTTTTTTCGGGTATAATTGTTTCAAATCCTGCAACCTCCCTTGCAAAATAGTAATTATTTGATGAATATCTAATACTACCTTTAATACCGTTAATATAACATGGATTTACGCCTATCAGTGCCCTTGCCGAATTTATAATAGGAATATTCGGCTTTAAAATTACTTCTGCCGTGTCTGACGGGATTGTAAATTGTTCTGTATTGTACAATGCTGTACCACCCGTAAAAGCCGCAATAGAGGTTGAAGATGAACCTCCGCTTCCAAGATTATTTCCCTGCCATTTTTGGATTGTTAATTTACTCCTTAATAGACTATAATAATTTTTAGCATAGGTAGATGCCCCCGAACCTGCTGTGATACTATCTCCCGGAACGGTAAAGGTTTTAGCATTTAATCCTTTCTCCACATCTCCTATTGATGCGCATGTTTCTAATTGTTTAACCCTTAACAAATCATACCCGTTGGGATTTTCTGCTTTGTTAAATGTAACTCTTAATTCCCTGCACCCGTTTGGTGTTTTAAAAAGAAAGTTTCCGGTGTTAATATTACTAATAAAGGCGTCCCCCCAAAAGGTTATTTTATAAACATTTGCCCCCGTAATTATATAATCTTTGTTTTCATCCACATAAAACAAACATGTATCTCTTGTTGATACATTATAACCTAAATTACCATTGTTATCATATTGAGTGTTATATCTTATTATTTCGGGGGATAATCCATATACTTTTCCTTCTATTGTGTTCCCACTATCTTCGTCTTTCTCTGAATATAACAATAATAGGCTATCATCTTCTACGTTTATAGATATTTTTTTACAGCCCTCTAATATTGTTATCTCATTGCTTTGTGCCAAATTCTTTTTACTACCGCTTATATATGTAGTATTAGACGGTTCTCCATTATACTGCAAAGCGTGTCCTATATTTTTATTTAAAACTATATAGGTTTTTCCCACCTCTAAATCTGATATTACAGCACTTCTTCCGGGCATTGGCGAACCTTCATAACCCGAGTTAGGATTTCTTGCACCATTAATAATTATAGAATATTTAGTCCCCGTTGCGTTTTCAATTAAATTATTGTTTATATAATTGAATATTCTTGGGCATGAACTTAACCTTAACGCATATCTATTAATAACTACATTACCCGAAACTTTTATTCCGCTTTCTAATTTCCCCCAATCTAATGCTATAATATATGTATTTGTGACAAACAATCCTTTTTGGTCTTTTTCACAATCTTCTAAGGTATCATATATTTTTGCGATATTGTCATACGCCGTGTATGAATTAATACCCAATCTAATAATATTTCTATATTTTCCGTTATATTCTTCTGATTTTATAACTTCAATATACTTAACATTAGTAAATAGTTCATCTTCTGTTCTGTTAAGGGGAATTAGTTCTAATATTATACTATTAATTTTTTTATTGTCAGTCAAAACAAATTTATTTACATAACCATCTGACGAAATCTCGGTTTCTTCTTTTTGCCATTTATTGTTTCTATTGACTATAATGGCAACTTCATCTTGCAATATTATGCTATTAAAATTTATGTATGTTCCATTCTGAAACGCAATATAAAAAACATTTTGGTCGGGTGTTCCCGGATCTGTTTCCGGCGTTGCAATTCCTGCAAACGTCGCATAACTTCCAACCGTTAAAATAATAGTCTTTAAAGTATTTTGCAATATTGCTCCGGTAATTTCTTGGTTTCCGTTTGTTTTTATTACATCGGCAACCGCTTGTTTTAATTCTTTATAATTTCCCATAATCTAATTCATTTAATTGTTGTCAAAATCATTATTGAAATCTCCGTTAAAATCTCCTTTGTTTGCTTTTATATAGCCACGTCCTATTTTCTTAACGACGGTATTTGTTTTAAACTCAATTTCCACGCTCGCTAAATCCCCCTGCGTTTGCCATTTCGGGGTAATTAAAAACGTGTCGCAATCGTATTCCCTGCCGTACTTGTCAGTTATATGTATGTAATCAGCCATACGAATAAAACGCATAACGTCGCAAAGGAACTCCGGTGCCAATATCGTACATTTAAACGTTTTGACTGATATTTGTTTTTCCGGGAAAAAATACCCGTCCCGTTCTCCGCCGTCCTCTTCAAATTCATAATCCGGTTTTCCTAACTCTGTACAAAGGTACAATGTATTTTTGAAATCCGGGTTTTTATATACTATTTGCCCGGCGTCAAATACCAAATTTTCAATATCCCACCATTGTATTTTTAAGTAACCGGAAACATCTTGTACAACCGTGAACATTTCAGAATACCACGTTTGCACGTCATCCGATAACGTCATATAATATATTCCGTCCAACTGATTTAATGGCATGGGTAATATTGACGGGTACAATATAACATCATAACCCAACGTTTGAAACCGGACAATCTGCAATCCGGTTTCTTTCATATACGTTGTTATGTTTGCAACTTGCTTTCCGGTCTTTTCATACAATGCCACTGACGTAACATTGTTTGACCGTGTATTTCTTATTATCTGAAACGGCAACAATCTATCAGCCGGGGCAAACAACGGGTAAATTGCGCCGTATGCGTAACTTTTTCTGTGGTTCTGTTCATTTATTGACGTGTACCACGGTAAAACGCTTATGTTGTTATTCTGTATCATATTTCAACGTTGCTTTAATGTTTCGACTACACAAATTTACGCTTAATTTATCAACTTGACCGTCACCAATATAAGTTTTTATTAGTTGCATCGGGTTTGGGTCGTCGATTGCCGGAAAACTAAACGTTTGTTTCTTCTTTCTCTCAATACCGTATGCGTAAACCTCGGAACCGTTTATTGATACACGACGGGCGGGTAAATCATACATCCAATAAGGCGATTGCAGATTTATAAACGCCAAATATCCGTTTTGCAAAAAGTATTCGATCCCGTTAATAGTTTGGCGGGTAAATGGTAATATCCATTGCGACCCGGACGTTGGCGGAACGGCGGCAAACAAGGCGAACCCTTCCGAACTCATATTGCCCGGGTTTAACAACATCATATCAATATCGGACGTAAAGTTTGATATATTAATTTCCTCAACCTTTCCGGGCGTTACATACTTGCTTATTACTTGTATCGGCAACCCTTCAAATGCCGCCGTAACGTCGTCCATCCATTCAAATTGGTAACGTTCCGGCAAATCGACCTTATCAAACGAATATTCCGACGTGTTGAACGCCCACGGTTTCCCGTTGCGCAAATTCAATTCCTTTGTCAAATCGTGGCTTAATATAGCCCCGCCGGAATAGGAACCGCCATTGCGGAAATATTGGATATGTTCGATTTTAAATTTGCCGTCCTCAATAAACCAATAGCATTTGAAACAATCCCGTAACATATTGGTAAATTGTTGTAAGGTCGTCGGGGCTTTTTGTGCGGGTTGCTGATATTCCCCGTTTATAATATTGGTTTTCTGCGATACAAGCAAACGGAAATTCAACCCGGATATTGGATTGTTTCCGCCGTATAAAAATTGGCTATATTCCGCCGTGGCTGCGTGGGTTATACCGGGCGCAATCTGATTAAGCAAAACAGATATACAAGACGCAACCGGGAACGCATCCCGCAAAGTATATTCTTTCCGGGCTTTTTTCTCTAATATCCAATCCATCAAATAAAACCCAAACCACAACGACGCATAACGCCACGTTGACCGGGCGATTGGATAAAACGTTTGTTCGTATATGGAATAAGGCGGCGCAAAATACTTTCCGTTGTCCGCTAATCCCCACTCGGTCGGGGTATCTGAAAAGTTGTTTGAAATAAACGCCACGTCGATTGCGTAACCAATCGCACGCCTATAATTACGGTTATTATCAACTATATCATCGGCGGGCAATGGATATGTATTAAGGTCGTCGATTTTCTCCACGTCGCACAAATACCGGGCGTATATATTATAACTTTTCATATCGGCGTGCATTGTTCCGATTGCCCCGGAACCCTCGACGGCGGTTAAATCGAACTCCAACGTATCAAACGAGGACGTTGCAACCTTTTGATAACGGAACATTGCCACGTCGTCCGAACGTCGGCGTATCTCAACCAATGCAACCCCAAACGGCACGCCGTCAATTCGTTGTTGTGAAATATAGATATAATAATTAACATTCAATTCCGGGTATAATTTCCCCTCGAATGCGTCCGCACTTGCACCCGTTGCCATTCGTCCGGTATAAAGCCCGGATATTACCGCCGGGGAACCGTTGGACGTAATTAGTATTTCTTTCAATATATTGCACAAAGCAAAATGATAGGTTTGTACTAATGCGTTTTGGTCGGTCGTGGCGTTTGCGTCTTGTTCCCAATTTGTACCGCCCAAAAAACAAGAAACAACACTATCCCCCGGAACGTATATTTGAATTAATGGACGCTTGTTTATCGTTATCCGTTGGATTGTCGGGGCTAACGTTATTAAATTGTATTCCTTTTCCAATCCCGCCAACACGTCGTTATAATCGTCGATTGCGTCCGGTTGTACAACAACCTTTTTATCGTAATCGGTAAACGTGCAATCGGTTTTCATAAACTTGCCTTGAAAGTATTGGAACCATGTACGCCCGCCGTCGTCGCTCTTTTCAATGCAATACAAAAATTCATTGTCGAACGATTGACGGTTTATATAGTCGTAATCATCCCGGACAAAGGTAATTTTGCCGGATAATTTGGCACGATAAAACCGTTGGTTGGTTTCTAATTCGTACTCCTTTGCCAAATCGTCCTTATAAATCGGATGCACGGTTTGACCTTGTAAGACGTTCGGGGCGTCCAACGTTCCCAATCTCAACCATGCCGTCCCGTTGGCGTATTGCGCTTTGCTTACATTAAACCGGATATATGCGGCATTGCTTGGTATGTCAAATCCCGTATTTGTGGCGGTCGGGCTTCCCCAACCGCCGATAATCTTTTTATTGCTATCGTAAAATGCGCCCCCGGCTTGCGGGGTGTAATTCTGAAACAATTTGCGGGGGTACACATTCCCAACCGGGACAAAAGTACGGGTATAATAGAAATTTGTATTATTCCCGTTTATGTTCCCGGTTGTGTTACTTATCGCCCCGTTCGCTAAAAACGCATTTACAAATGAATGTCTATAAATCGGGTTCATATCAATTTTTAATTTTACGTGTCAAATTCTTGTAAACCTCAATAACATTGCCGTTGCCATCGACGTAACGACGGCGGCGGTTTTGTTCCTTAATCTCCCTTACATCGTCTTTTAAATCCCGCAAATCCGGTGCGTTATTTTGTTGAACCGTTACATTAATGCCGTCGGTATTGTAGGCATTAAGGTACTTTTGAGGAAATGTTCCCCGGTTCAAACTATTTATTACGTCCGGGATTAAACGACGGAAACGGCGGGAATTACGTTTATTGATAACGGCGAAAAATTCCCCGCCCTCGGCACGCCTCCGGGTTCCATCCGGTTTGGTTCCTAAATCCACGTCGTCCCCGGATTGGTGGGAACCGCCCGCCAACAATTCAACCGTACCATCGCCGTAACTTTCCGAACCCCCGGCGTTGGCTGATTTGGATAATTGGGCGGCTTTGATTTTGGCGGCGGCAAAGGAACCCCACATTATAGCAATTGCCGGGATTGCAAACGGGAACCCCAATTGCGACCAAATCAAAGCGGACGCCGTTACAAGGTTTCCAATTTGTTGTATCGTTTGTATTGCCGCCTGTGCTTTCTGTGCCTTTTGTTGCTCCTTTAGGGCTTTTTCTTGGTTCTTTTTCGCAACGTCCAATTCCTTTTGAGCCATTGCAACGTTATTGGCGTAACCGTTCGCCCGTGCCTCTAATTCCGCATCTAATCGGCGTTGGCTTGCGTCAACCTCTTTGTCGGCGGCGGAAACGGCGGCGTCGGCGGCTTGTACCTTTGCATCCAAAAAACTATTTAATTGCTCAATGGCAAAGGAAACGGACGTACTTATTGCCTCCTTTTGGTCGTCGTCCAAATTCAGCCCAAACAATCCGTATATATCGTTACCCCGTTCGTCGCCTTTGCTTTTCTCAATTTCTTGGTTGATTTTCGCAATGGTATTTTCGATTGTCTTAACCTCGGCGTCCGTCATTTTAACCCCGGCGGCTTTGTTCAACTCTAAAATCTTTTGCAACCGTGCCTTTTCTTGCGCCAACCGGAACCGGGTTTTGCGTTCCTCGGAATTGCGGATTAAATCAAACTCGGACGCCTCCAACGCTTGTGTTTGGTCGAATAGCATTAACGCCCGTTGTTGGTTTAACTCGGTCGTTTGCTTCAATACCTCGGCATCGTATTTGGCGTTAATATCCGCCTCCGATTGGCGCACGTCCTCGGCTAATTGCCTGTTTTGCGCCAATTCGATTGCCCGTTGTTGCTGTAACAACTGAATACGCAAATTTATTTCCTCCTGTGAACCCTCACGGGCGGCGTCTAATTGTAATTGCGTCCGGTCGGCGGCGGCTTGCATTTGGTCGATTGTTATTTTGTCGTTCAATTCGCCCAAACTTTTTGCGTATTGTTGTTGCAAAAGTAATTGTTGGTTGAGCAATTCGGCAACTTGTGTTTCGGTTAATCCCCGCTCGGTTTCTAACCGGGTGTTAATGTCTTGTATCTGCCTTTCATACTCAACCCGCAATTGTTCCCGTTGCTTTTCCGCACCCTCTGCCATCAATGCAATTTGGGCGTCCTGCGTTGTCCGTTGTGCGGATAATTCCGCCGCCCGTTGTTGGTTGGCAATATCTATCATATCAACCGCCAATTGTTCCCGTAATAAAACAATTTGGTCGTTCAACGCTTTGCGTGCCTTAACCGTTAAATTGGTTTCCGTTCTCAACTGCAATTGTATATCAGAAATCGCACGGGCGTTGGCGGCTTGGCGTTGCGCCCGTTGTTGGTCGAACGTGTTTTTAATTAAGGCAATCCGGGCGTCCTCGGCTTTCCGTAATATGTCGGTTTCGGCTTTGGCGACGTCCCGGTTTTCTTGTAATCGTTGGGCGACTAATATCTTTCTTTCGGCGTCCAAATCCGCCCCCTCGGTTTTCAGATTAACGGCAATATCAACCGCCCGCCCGGTATTATCTATTTGACCCTGCACGGCTTCAATCGCTTCGTCAACCTTGACTTTATCAATTTTACCGTCTAAATCAACATCAATATAAACTTTCTTATCTCCACGGGCTTTGGCGTTGTTAAGTTGTACCAACATATCGTTTAGTTGTTTCAACTTTGCCCGGTTCGCTTCCAAATCGTTTAATTCTTGACCGTAAAAACCAACGCTTTTATTATGCGCCTTTGTGCGCTCGGCTAATATTTCGTCCTCAATCTTTCGGGTTTCAGACAATGAAGCGTTACGGGCTTTAGCAATGTTTAATTCCCGGTTCAATTGGGCGACACGTTCGTTGCTAACCCGGTTCATTTCGGTTGCCTCGGTTTCCAAATAATCCAACCACACCTTTTGCGCCTCGTTAAGTTTTTGTTGGTTCTTTGCCGATTTATCGGCATTAGATGCAAACAGAACTAAAGCCCCCACAACCGTAACCAATGCCAACGCCAAAAGAACATACGGATTTGCGGCGGCAATCAGATTGAAAGCCTTTTGCGCAATTGTAGCCGCCAATGTTGCCTTTGTTCCCTGCATGGTAACAAGGCGGTTATAAACTTGCGCTTTGCTCAATGCCGCCATTTGTAGCCGGGAAATACCCAACATAATTGCGGATTGTTTTTGTACTGCGTTTTGTATGGCTTGCACCCCGGTTGTAATGGCTATTGCTGCCTGTAACTTCTTTTGCGCTTCTTGTACGTCCTCACTTTCCGCCCCGAACAATTCCATTGCCCCGGTAAATGCGGCGAACCCACCGGACGCACCAGCCGCCAAACCTAATACGGCATCCAAATTGGACGTATCGGACGCCATGCGGGTAATTTCATCGGTCGCATCCTTAACCGCATCTCGTAACATTGCGGTTTCTTTGCTCAATTGCTGATATTCGGCGGTTCCTTGTTTGCCCTCCAATCGTAACAATGCTAATTGCTTCGTTTGGTCCTCTATTTGGGTCGTCAACCCTTTTGCGGCGTCGGAATAGTTACCGACGTTTAGGGATGTTTTCCCGGTCGCTTCCTGCAACCGTTTCATTTCCTCGTAAATCGCTTTTGTTTCGGCAACCAATTTGCGCCCCTCCTCGGTCGCCTCCCTTTCCTCAACCGTCATATTATTGAGGTATATTTTATTGATTGAGTATTGAGCGGATAAACGATTATATGAACCCTCGGCGGATTGGTTCAACCGGGTTGTCAACTTGTTTAATTCGTTCGCCTCTTTTTGCGCTTGCTTCAATTCCGCCAACCGTTTTGCGTTCTCGCTTTCCGCAAACGCCAAATCCTTTGCCGCCCGTGTCAATTTGTCGGTATCGGCGGACGCCCCCCGGATTGTTTTACGTCCGTTTTCGGTCGCCCCGCTTACGCCCTCCAATGCAGCCTTAACCGTTATCGCCTCACTCTTTATATTTTTTAGAGTGTTCATATAGGCGTCGGAAAGTTGGTCTAACTGATTAATCAACTTTGTAATCGAATCGTCCGGGCTTACAAGGTCGCTATATTTTATAGGGTTATTATTATCTGCCATACTTAACGTTATTTGCGGGCAATTTGCCCCGTATTAAATTATCTTTTCTTTTCCATGTAGTTAATCAACCAAAGAAAAACAACGCCGCAAATCGCCTTATTTGACGCCGTTTTTATTTTTGGTTGGTTTCAACAACTCCTTTATCCGTTCAAATGCGTTGTAATACTCTAAAACGGTGTATTTCTTTGGCTCCGGTACGTGTAAATGTTGCGATATGGTTAAGCACATATTTTCAAACTGTTTATCGTACTGAATTTCCATGTTATCGGAACCACTAAAAACAACCGGGCGATTGTACAACAACAACATCGTCGTTATTTTATCAATTTCCGCCCGTTTGTCCTCTGTATCGCCGTTTATAATCGCATCCAACATTAACATTGTGCGGTTGCGCAATTCGTCGTAATACTCTTTAACCGTCGCATCGTCGAACAACCGGGGGAAATACATTTGCAATTCTTCATCTATTTTTTTTTTGACCGCTTCCATTTGGGCGGTCAACTCTTTAACGGGAACATCGCCGAACATATCGACGACCTTTTGCAACCCATCGTCGGACAAATCGTTGTGCGGTTCCCCGTCGATTGACTTAACCAACACGGCAAATGCCAAATGCTTTGGGCTTATTCCGGTTTGAATGAAATACACGTTTTGCCGCATATTATCCAATTCAATTGCCGCCAATTCGGGGGTTTTGCTCCGGGCGTATCTTATTGCCTTTTCAATATGCGTGTCGAAATCCTGCAAATCGGAACCAATCCCGGCATCAACTAACAACATTTTGTTGTACTTATGAAATCGCAACATCGGCAATTCGTCGATTGCGTCGTATATCTCAACGGTTCGTTCTCCTATCTTAACGGTTTTCATAGCAAAAAACGGGTTATCATTGTTGAACAAAAGGGAACCAATAACAACGTCGGGTTCCCGGTTATAAACGCCAAAAGGATTGCCAAAGCAACCCCCGCCCAAAAGGACAAACAGAAATCGCAATTAAACATCTTTGCGAAAAACTCGTTGCCGTGGACTTGTACCCATTCGATAACCTGCCATTTACGTAATAAGGTCAAACCGAATGCGGCAACCAAAGCAACCACGACCGTATAAAATAAAAATGCTTGCATACACTTTGTTTTTAATCAGTTAAACACGTTTCATCAATTCCCAATTCCCCGGCAAACCGGAACCCTGCGAACGGGTGCATTAAAAATTGATTGTCTATTTCGTCCAAAGTGAACCCGGCAAATATGTTTTCCGCCTTTGTGTACACTCTGTTTATTGTCATGGAACCGGAACGCAACCAAATACCGCCGTTCAATACCCGCATGATTTGTTGTTTGACCGCCTCCGTATTCCGGTTATTGGGATCGTTGGTTATAGTGCGCATATCAAACCAAAAGATAACCGAAAACGGCGTTGTATATTTGTTTTGTTCGCCGGGGAACCAATCAATTTGTTGCGGGTCGTCCAACACGAAAAACGAAAAATTCCCTATATTACTATCCGGGGCAATCAACATATATTCGTTGCCGCCGACGTAAATATTGGGCGTGTAATATCGTTTTCCTTGTATGGACTTAACCAATCGTTCAGAACGCCCAAAGGAATAGTTAAGCCACGGCAACCCGTCCGCCAATCCCTTTTGAATATTTGCAATAACCCGGTCGAATAACTCCGGGTTCTTTATAATCGGTACTCTATCCATTTCCGTATATCGTTTTTTTTGCTTTGGTTAGCAAATCCGGGTAAACATATTGCCAAATCAATTTAGCAATGTTTTCGTTCGTCAATCCTAATATTTGCCGCCCGTACTTTTTTATCAAATCTTCCGTCTTGAAATCCGACGCCTTAATTTCAAATTGTTTGTCGCCGACTTCCAAATAAAAACTACTCTCAAAATCGCCCTCATCCCGTAACGTTACCCGGTTCGTCGGTTGTCCCTTTTCCTCCTTAATGGCTATTGTTCGCGGGGTATAAGGTCGATAATCCATAATGTCAACGCCCAATCGGTTAATACCCTGTTCAAATAATTGTTCCTCGGCGTTGGCATCAATGATAAACGCCGTTGTCATTCCGTCGTCGATTATGTCCCGTATAATCAACCCGGACGTCAACCCGTCGTTAAATGTATTAACCCGGTTGCGCAAATCAATTATTGATTGTAACCCCGCCATAATGCAATTACGTTGTCCGGTACTTAACGCCCCGGTTGTTGCAACTCAAACAAATACGGTCAATCCCCTGCGTATCTAATCGCAAAGCCTCAAACGCTTTTTTAAGGTCATAACCTAAACCGCCGGGGCGTCCCTCAACGTTCCCGTCCAACTCGTACAAAATTTCCATTTTAGAGGCGTTGGATTGGTTCCGGTTTACCCTTACATTTGGGTTCATTGCCAACGTGCGCAAAGCAATTGCCGCAACTTGGCGTTGTATTACCGTTTGGAATATCGCCCGTTGTTCAACGATAAAATCGGTTAGGTCGCAACCAACCGTTATTTCACAATTCAACCCGTAATTAAGCGTATTAGTGTACATCGTGTATGCTATATCCCATAACTCCGGGTATTCGGCGAATGTTTCCGGGGCGTTGTACATAAACGGCGAAATCTGCAAATACTTTGTCAATTGCCGCCATGCCTCAATATTGCCGTACCCGGTACACGTTCCGCACGGTTCGCCGCTCCAATCTTTCGACACGTTAATTGCTTGCATCCCGGCGGGCAAATCGTCTTGATTGTAACAAAGGAACCACGCACCCCCGGCGTTGTTTGCGTCGCTGATATACGGCAAAAAACAATCTTCCAACGTAAACCATTGAAAGCCGCCATTTGTTAGCGTAAAATTCAAATCAAATGTTTTTACGGGGTCAATCTGTGAACTATGGAAAAGGTACAATTTAACAATCCCGGTTCCGCCCGTCATTTGCAAGCCAACCCGGTGTATTTGGGCGGTAACTCCCATTGCCCGAACGGGGATTATTTCAAAGCCAACCAATTTATGTGCGTTCGGTTGGGTTGCTCTGATACGTCCCGCACCGTCAAAGAACGTGCGCCGTTCCAATAGGTTCTTTGTTTCCTTATCCAATCCCTTTATTTGGGTAAACGTTTGTACCGCTGTGGAAATTCCGTTGCGGGTCAAACGTTCCAAATAGTCGGACAATATGTTGTATTTCTCCCAAAAGGTCGAACCCTCGGCGGGAACCTCGGCGACGTTATCAACCAAAGCGACCCAATACAAGGGTTTGCCCGCCGCATCGTTAGCGTATTGTACCACGGTTTCGGCTTTCCATTCCTTTGTATCATTCCAAACCGGGTATTGAAAACCCCAATTATCCGGGACGATTGCCGCCATATTATCCAACGTTACAAGCGGGTGCGCCCCTTGAAAATACAACCCGCTTTCGGTTTCTGTCAACCGTTCGGCGATTGCCTCGGCGGGATTATATGATTGCTCCCAACCGACGACGTTTAATAATTTATCTTGTATTTCCTTAATCCTATACATAAGCCCAAATATAACCGCCGCAAGTCTTTTTTATACCCTTACAGCATTTAACAATATTACTATCATTTAAACCCGTTTCCCGTTGTGCGTCTTTTACTGATAAGAATGTTTTTATCAAATCGCCGCAAATGGAATACATCGCAATTTGTTTTGCTCGTTGGTGCAATCCGCCTAATCTCCCGACCATATATCCGCCAATCTTTTTATTTAGGCGTGATTTTGTTATTGGATTATTACAATTTTCTTTGGTTGTAACCCAACGCAAATTGTCCGCCCTATTATTCGATTTGTCACCGTCGATATGGTCAACACATGGTTTGTTGTCCGGATTCGGAATGAAAGCCGCCGCAACTAATCTATGAACATTAACAGATTTACGAGTACCATTGCACAATACTACAACATTATACCCGTGCTTATTGGGAACGGATTTAACTATCTTTGTATTATTACGCACGTTTCCGTAATTACTTATTTCATAATTTGGGGAATCGTATATTACTTTCCGACTTTCCATATCATTAATTAAAAAAAAGGGGGGGCGGGGATAACCACCCCGTCCCCTCGGTTAAATAATCGTTCCGTTTTGCGGTTTATGCACCCGCACCACCACCCCCGGCGGGAAATTCCCCGGCGTTGGTTACATATACGGGCATTCCTAACGGTTCGTTCGGGTTGCGTGCTGCAATCTCGGCTTTGATAATCGGATTTGCCACGGTGTCCGGTTTGCTGTTATATGCTACCATGTAGGCAACATCAACGCTAAATCCGAAATACTCCTTAACGGCACACGTCAAATCGGCGGTTGCGTCGCCCATAATCGCCGATTGGTCGCCCACGGCGGTATAATAATGCGAACCAACGGGCAAATCAATGTACGGCAATCGTACAATGTCCCATTCGTGGAAATTCGCACGGGTACGGCGGTACGCTTCACGGTCAACACGGGTTAAAATACCAACGTTTCCATCAGCAACGGCAAACATTGTTCCCATTTTGCTCGCTTCGTCGGTTACGTTGTTGGTATAATGCAATACTTTGTTATCGTATTCCATGCGCTTATTAACGTCGTTGTAAACGCCATGTTGCGCCAACTTACGAATTAGGCTATCAACCCCCGCATTTGCGATAAGGTGGATATATTCCGGGTAACAATTCGCTCGCATGATTGGGTTAATGTCGCCCAAAATCTCGGTTGCCATTTGGGTTGGAACTTGAATAACGTTTCCGGTCTTCGTGTAATTGAGCAAAGTTTTGAAAACCTGCGTTTTGTTCGCCTCCAATGCGGCAACGGCTCCTTTATCCAAAGCATCCGCCAACGCACGGGTTGTTTTCTCCATTTTGCGCATGAAATCATGTTGATACGAAATTTCATTGTTTGAATACGCCGCCGGAACCATCGTAAACCCGATTGCATAGGTAGCCCAAACAAGCGTTACCAATGCGGACGTATTTTCATTATCAGCAATAACGCATGAACGCACGTTGCTAACTTGTACGTTTTCGTCATAATTGATAACCGGAACTTGTACCGTGTTGCCGATACTTACTAACGCCCTATCTCTCAAATTAGGGCTAATGATTGAGTTGGGGGCGTTGGTTTGCTCAATAAAGAAATCCAATGCGCCGTACTCACACGGGCGGGACATATTACGGTCTAACTCCGGGTTCTCTATCCGCCAATTTTGTACTCTCGTTGCTATTAAACTCATACGTTTAAAAATTTAATTGTTTATAAATGCGGGTTTACCCTTTACCCGTGTTGTCTTTTACTTTTCCGGCAATGCGGCAATATTGTTATCCTGCCATGCCTGTTTCATTCCGGCGTCAAATTCAGCCGTTCCAATCTGCAAACCTTGTTGTTGCAAAGTGCTTGCGATTGCGTCGTATGCCTCAACCCTCGTTTTTGCGCCGGATATATCAACGGTAACATTACCGCCCGCACCGCCGCCCGCCGGGGGATTGGTTCCGCCGCCCGCCGCTTGGCGTCCCTTATCCAAAATACCCATTGTTCCCAATTCACGGGTCAAAAGGTCGCCGGGGGTGTACGGGTTCAACTGATTGTTCGGGTTGCGCATAATTGCGCCGCTTTCGTCCTTAAAAGCAATGATTTTGCCGCCTTTGCCGTCGTCGATATATTCGGGGTTCATACCCTTGATTTTGTCGATTGCTTGCGCTAACAAAACCTTTGTTGCGCTTTCGGGCAATCCCGGTTTGAATTTCAACCCGGCGGTTGCGGTCTGCAATGCGCCCTCGATACGAACGCCGAACAACTCCGTTTGGAATTTCTTTTCGGCTTCATCGTACTTGCTTTTGAGGTCGTTAAACTGCGTTGTTACCGCCGTTAAATCGGCTTTCGCCTGTTTCAATGCCTTTGCCGTTTCCGCATCGGTCGCACCGTCGGCAATTGCCTTTCCCAAACGTGCCTTTTCTTTCGTCAGACTGTCGATTTGGGTTTGCAATGCGCTTGCGCTTTCCGCTTTGGTTTTGAACTCGGCGACCACACGTTTTGCGTAATCAAACGTCTTTTCGGTTCCGTTCTTTGCGATACCGGACGCCGCCAAAATATCGGCATCCAATCCGCCGTAAATTTCGCCCGTCTTTTTGGCGATAACGCTATTTTCGTCGTTGGCAGACAATGTTGTAATTGCCGCAATTTGTTCGTCCGTCAAACCGGACAAAGCCGCATTTGCAATTAAAATTTCTCTCGTTAACATAATTCTTTCCCTTTGAATTAATTAAGTGCGATTGCTGCTACTGCTCCGCTGCTTGCGTTAATAATATCAATTGTGTATTTTGGCGAATCCCCGGTTGTGTCAACCAACCAACTAACAACACGTGCATGGCTGATTTCCTTTTCAACCTCTTTTGTTACCAAAATAACGTCGGTAATTGTTCCGCCCTCAATACATTCAATCAACTTTTTCTTTGTGTCGCTATCCAATTTGGTGGCGGTTGTTGTTACTTCAATAACCAAATTGTCCTGCTGTGCAATCTGTGCCATAATCGTATTTTTAATAGTTTAATACTCTGTTACTTTTTCGCTCCGGGTTTGTCCTCGGCTTCTGCCTTTGCCTTTGCATCGGCTTTGGTTTCTTTGGCGGGTTCCGCCGGGATAACTCCCGCCGCTTTCAGTTCTGCCAAAATCTCGGCTTTCAACGCTGCCTTTTCCTCGGCTTTGGCTTTGGCGTCCGCCTCGGCTTTCGCTTTGGCATCGGCTTTGGCTTTTTCCTCAGCGGCTTTGGCTTTTTCTGCCTTTGCCTTTTCGTCCGCCTCGGCTTTCGCTTTCATGTACTCGTTGGGGTCGTGCAATACGGTAATCGTGTAACCCTGCTTTTTCAGATTGTCGGCAATGCTATTTTCATAACCCTTTTTGCCGAACTTCTGAATACGGGGAATTGATAACCGTTTGCCCGTTTCGCTGTCGAATTTCTTAATTTCGATAACGCAATGATACAAATGTTTCTCATTGTCCGGGACAATGTAGTTTTCGGGCGTAACGTCGATAATCGCAACGTCTTTAGTTTTGCCCTCGCTAACTTTCACTCGCATAGCTTTAATTTATTTGTTAAACTTCCAAATATACTTTCCGGCTGTTTTATATCTACCAATACAACACGCACGTATATTTTGATACGCAATTCCTGTAATCGTTTGAGCATCTGTTAATGTCGCATAAGTAGCAATATAATTACCGCTTAAATCATATTGATTAACAGAAACTCCACACGCTTTACGCATTGCATGTTTTCGGTTAGCGATTGATAATTCAAAATTAATGTTCTCTCTTTGAGTACACCAACGTAAATTATCAATTCTATTATCCGTTTTAATGCCGTTGATATGGTCTATATAATTTTTGCCGTCAATTCTAACTAAAAATGTATCAGCAACTAATTTATGAACATGATATGTTTTTTGTTTATGGTTAGCATATAAAGATAAAACAGCATAACCCATATTGTTGATATAAGGCTTTAGTAATTTGATTTTCCCTTTTTTCAAACTACGAATACGCCCTAATGTACTAACTTGGTATATGCCGGAATAACCTTGTATATCCTGCCAAACCTCACTACTTAACATTGTGTTCATTTGCGTAATCATTAAATTTATTTGTTATAAAATTTATCTTAGAGTTGAACGGCATATTATACCCAAACTCCAATACGTTCAAATACTCACGCTCAAATCTGCGTACAAAGTTAGCAAAATTCAACTTTATACGCATATCGTTTTCGCTGATAATCTGTTTGCCGTACAAATCCAATACCTCGTTACGGGTTAAATGTCGGTACGGCTCCAATTCCGCCAACGTCAACATACGTTGCAATTGGGTTGGATTGTTCCGGTATTCCGTTTCGATAATTTGGTTTTGTAATGCGTCTAATTCCGCCTCGCTTGCGCCGCTTTCCTTTGCCACTTTGTAACGTTCCCGTAACTCCGTTGCGTTGGATAAATAGAACTCCGTGCCGTAATTGATTTTTGCAAAAACGAACAAACCGCCATACCTCAAACGGCAAACGGTTTCATCAACGAATTGTTGCGCCGCCTCAAATCCCTTTTTTACCCGGTTTAATACCGTGCTTTGGCTCTCAAAATTCGCCTGTATTTGTTGCTCGTTCAATGCGTCCCGTGTGGTTATTTCCTCGTTGGTTCCAACAACCGACGTAATAATGTCATTCTTTAGGCGGTTTTCTTCCTCAACGTTATAATCCAAACTCCCACGGTCAACGGTTAGCATTTGCACCGGGTTACGCAAATCGGGTTGTTTATCCCCGTCCGGTATTGGTATTTCAACGAACGAACCGACGCCGTTAATACGACTATCCCCGCATTTGGGGCAACGCATCAAAAGCCCGGCGGCGTCCAATCTGTAAAACCCTTGTTTGTCTTTTAAAAACCCACCGTCGCAATAATCGCCATTTTCGCCGTTACTGAAATCGCAACTTTGTTCATACCCAGAATAAATCGGATATGCACCGTACAAATCTAAATGTCGCTTACTGATATGGTAAAACAAAAACCAATCCAACGCCTCCAATTGCTTGGTTAGCGGGGATTGCTTAACGTCGGGTTCCGATAAACTCAACGGTTCATTCCAAAAGAAACGGGCGGGACAATAACCGACGTCGTGCGGGTTATCAATCAGCAATTCGCCGATATTGTGGTTTTTGTCCTCTCTGAAAACTCTATAACGTTCGTCGTCAATTACTGCGATACGTTCCCCGTCCTGCCTAAATATGATATAATCCATTACCCCCGTCGTCGGGTTGGCTATGTAATCAATCACGGATGCTATAGGCAACCAATAGAAATACGGTTGCGGGTATTTGTCGGCGGGGTTTTGTTCGCTCGGCATATCGACAATTAGAACGCTATTTATTTCGGTCTGAAAAAATTCCCATCCCTTTGTACTCCATATTTCCGGCTCGTGTAATACGTCTTGGCGGTAATACTCCCAATCGCCCCGTTGTTCCGGGTTCTGAAACTGATAATTGAACGCCGGGTTACGACCGTCAAAAATACGGCTCAACTTATCAAAACAAATGCCCGTTACCTCGTTTGTCTTAACGGGGTAACGGAACAATGTTTTGAACATCTTAAACTTATCATGCGGCAATAGGTTAGAAACAAATGCCATAAAATCCGTTATCGGTTGGCAAATGTCAAACGACGTTATACGGGTGCGGGCGTGAAAATTAATGCGCTGTTGGTGATAAATAGCCTTATTTATCGTTTTGCGCTTTTTCGGCTCCGTTATCCGCTTTTTTATTTCGTTTATACTCAATCCCATTGTCGTTGGTAAATTTAAAATCGCTGTCTTTGGGTAACTGCCAACCGCCGTTGTTTGGCATCCGCAACAACCTTTCGGCGTGCTTAATCTCAAATTCATCGGTTAAACCATGCGGCGGACAAATTAATTTAACCTTTGTAACCTTTGCCGCCATATCGTCAACCTTTTGCGGGTTTCAAATCGGTTAGCGGGTTGAAATCCGGGGTTACAATTGTGAGGTCATCCGAATAGTTCGGCAAAAACGCCCATTGTATTGCGTTGCTGTCCGGGGCTTCCAATCCGCCGTGTGTTTTGTCGCCAATGAATAACGAACGAATAGGAATAGGATAATACGTTGTCGGGGTCTTTTCGTCTTGAATAGCTTCAATACTTCCGTTTTCGTCAAACAGATAAACGCCCAAATTGTCCGCCCAACTTTCGCATTGCAATACTTTCATTGCCTTAATTACTGATTGGGGGATTTTACGCATTACGCCCGTGAACGGGTTCGGTTCACGCCCTATAATTTCCTCAATACCTCCCAATGTTTCGTTACCGCCGCCAAAGGTGCGGGCGGCTCCGGCTTCGTTGGTCGGGGCTTGGATATACGGGGAAACAACAATTTTTGTGCTATCAGCCGCCGACAATAACGGCGTCCATGATGCAAGCAAAGTAATTGCCTTTTCGGTCGTGAAACTGTTTTTGCTTCCATCGTCTTTGGTTAGACGTTGAAACGCTACCTTTTGGATTTGCCCGAAACTTTCGGCACATTTAACGGCGGGAATATCGGGCAATGAAGCCGCCGCCGGGCACTTACAAGTAATCATACTCTTTAAATTTTAACGTTAAAAATTACATTTGTTACCACGTTGGGCTGTCCCTTTGCCCTCTGTATTACTTCTACGTTGCAAAGTTATAAACTTTTTCCGTTATAAACTTGCATATCTCAATTAAATTGTTAGTTACGACGTTTAACGCCCCGGTTGGCGTGTGCGTATGGTTGTATATTACCGTCGGCAATCTCTTTTTCGTAAATCCCGGTTAATCCGTCCTCCGGGTCGTCGTGCGTGTTCGCATCGAAATTGCGCAAAAAGGTGGTAACATGGTCGTAAATCGCTTTGTACCGGGTTTCCCAACCGAACGGCATAATAATACTTTGATTTACCATTGCGGACGCCGTAATTATCCGGCTTTCCTTATTGCCGCCTTGATAAAACGGGTCTGTCATTGCCCGCATTTTCTTTTTAATAACCTTTTCGTAACCCGCACCGCCGTTGTTACTCTCAACCCATACTTTTTGCGTGCCGTTCCTGTTAATCATTGCCGGAACGGTTACGGTTGTAACGTCCGTATTTTCGTCCGTCATTTCCATATCCGTAATTAAAGCAAATAACAACGGTTCCATACGCTTTGTTTTCTCGTTGAAAATCATGTTGTCCGATTTATAAACGTCATACGTGGCGGCAAACAAAAGGTCGTCCCCCTCATCGGCAACATCTATGTATGCGCCGGAACGTATGTACGTGCCGTAATCGGATTTTTCAACCCATGTTTTGAACGGTTGATATAATCGACCCTCGGCGGAACCGGGGTTGCCTTGATAGAGGCATTGAAATTGTACCGGGTCTAATGCTTTTTGCGCTTCCAACTTTTGCTTACTGTGTCGGCTTTCCCATAATGCCGCCCCCGGTTCCCGTGGGTCTATCTCGGTCGGTTCCCCGGTTTTCAATCCCTCAAAATTTATGCGCACCCACGCCCCCGGCGTTACGTTCTCTAAATCCGCCCAACACTTAACATCAATAATCGTTTCGCCGCTCTTTTCAATGCGCCCTATCAAATCGTCGTCGTGCCAACGGGTAAATACAATCAATTCTTGACTATCGTTGTGTAAACGGGTGCGTACAACGGTCGTGTACCATTTCCACGCCGCCGCCCGTACTATCGGGCTGTTACCCTCGGCGTAATCCTTATACACGTCGTCCAATATCGAAACGTCCACGGTTTTAGACGTCAGCGAACCGCCACGACCGACGACACGCAACGACCCCTTACGCCCTACCATTTCGATAACATCGGAATTGCGCAAATAGGTATTAGCCATTGTTACGACGTTTGACCCATTTAAGTACGTGCCGGGGAATAATTCACGATACCGGGGCGTGTCGATTATTCGTTGAACGTCCCGGTTGAAATCTCGTGCAATGGTTGCAGCATACGACCCGATAACTATTTTCAAATCCGGGTTCAATCCCTCCATGAAAGCGGGTAACTTTCGGCTCGACCCCTCCGATTTTCCATGTTGCGGCGGTTGTTGTACAATCATCTTTCGTATTTTCCCGTGGGCGAACATATCCAACAGGGTATAATATACGACGTGGAACGGCTCTAATACTAAATCCGGCTGCATATATCGGGCAAAGTTAATAAGGCGTTTGCGGGCGGCGGCTTTTACCAATTCGCCGGGGTTCTCGCTTAATGCCTTATACATCTGCAATAATTGTTCGTTGTTCATTTCTTAACTCCTTTCTCCCATTTATTACAAGCCCGGCGACCTCGTACAATGTAATGCGGGTAATTGGGGCAACGCAAACAAATCGGTTTCCCGTTCAAATCTCGGTGCCTATGGTCGTCGGTTATCCATTCAGAAAAACGACACGTATCGCAAACCTCCTTTTGCCATTGTGGTTGCGATTGGGACGGACGGGCGGCGGTTACTTTCTTTGCCATTACTGCAACCCTCCTTTCTCGTTCATAGCTTTTGCAAATTCGGCGGACTGCAATTTATCAGCAACGGCAAATAACAGGTCGTCCGGTATTGCCTTAACGTCGTACTTTGGTTTATCGCTATCCGTTGAAGCATTAACGCCCGGTATCTCTATCTTAACGGGCGCATCAAATCCCAACATCTTTGCCCGGCGTTGTTGAATGTTCAAAAGCAAATCTAAAAAACGGGGGTTTCCGGCGGATGTTTCGGTTGCCGTCTCATTGTAGCCGTAATATTCCGGGTCGCCGTCCTCGGCATCGGTTTTGATTGGTCGCCCTTTGTTGGTTTTCTCTTTGGTGCGCATCTTTCCGGTTTTCGACGCCTCCCACGCCTCCCATGCTTGTTGCTCCATCTTATCCAATTTGCGCAATTCTTGTGTAACGTATTCGTCGATATTATCCAACCGTTCCCGTTTCCACTCAATAAGGCATTGTTGCAAATCGTAATAAACCATTTGAAAGGTTATTGTATAACCCATTCCACGCGCGGACAAATCCCGGTTCAATGCGTCCGCAATTTCCCGGTACGAATACCCACGCAAAAACAAATCGGAACAAAACCGAATGTCGTAAATTCGTTGTTCCTCGGAACGTTTATTATAGCCTAATGGCTTCTTTCTCTTTTTCATAGTCAAACCTCCTTTGCTGTCAAATCGTACTCCCATACATAGCCGCCCGCCGTTTTATATACTCCTTTACAACATCGGGTAATCGTTATATTTTTTATTCCCGTTTTTCTTTCCGCTTCCCTTATGGATTTATACCGGGCAATTTCGTTTCCGGCTTTTGAACGTTGTATTACAGCTTTAGCAATTTTATTATGTTTGCCGTTATATGTATTATTATACTGATTATCGCACCACTCCAAATTATTGGCATTATTATTAAACTTGTTTTCGTCCTTATGATTTATTTGTTTCCAATTATTTGGATTTGGAATAAATTCCATTGCAACTAATCTATGTACCATTAATGCAGTTAGTTTGCCGGACTTATATAACCTTACCTGCAAATAGCCCTTACCGCTTACTGTTGGCTTTAGCAACTTACTTTTTCCAGTTCTTCCATAATTGAGGCTTTTTACATTACCATAATTGGATATTTGGTAATTCTCAAAACCGGATATATCTTTCCAAACTTCCATATCTTTTTTTGCAAAGATAATAAATGTTTTTCGTTTGCAAGTTATTTGCGGGGAATTTCCATTTTAAGAGGCTTTTGTTATTAACTCAATACTTTTATTGTCTTTATAGTTATCTCTTAACTACGGGGCAAATTTACGGCTTTTCCGGTACGTTGCCAAACGTTTGTAATCTCACGTATATAAACGGCAAAACCCCGGCTTTGTTTCCGGGGCTATTGCTCTATCGTCCTATTCCATTTTCATACTTTCCGTTTGAGCAATGAAAATGCGGTTCAACTCCTAATGTGATTTTATACGTATGCCCGTCTTTGGTTTCTTTCAACGCTAAACATACCGGGCGGGGTTTCCCGTTTATCGGATATTCCGGGTTAAAATAACGACACGTCCCGCATATCTTTTGGGGTGTCCGATTATCCGGGGCGCATCCGGTCAACTTATCCGGGATTGTACCGGGACAATTATTTCCCTTTTTCATTCCTCAAATGGTTTTTCCTTTCCGATTATTACGTTTGTTCTTTGCCCGGCGTTTATCCCGTGGCTTTCTCCGGGGTTCTATCCGGTGTATCTCAACTTCGGTTCCGGGAAACATTTCCCCGAAAAAATCCGCCATTGCTTGCTCCTCTTTTAGCACGTCGAACGCTTCCGGCTTTTTGTACTCCCTTTTGCGTTCCGGTTGCTTTTCCATTTGAACGGCGGGGCAAACATCAATAAGCGGGCAACCCTTACAAGTTTTCACGGGCTTTGCTTTTTGGCTTTCGCAAATGGCTTTATATTTCCGGTCATTATCTGCCTTTCTAAAACCGTGCCAACCGTCCCGTACTTTGGACGCATCGGCAAAAGCCTCCATTGCTGCAACTGCAACACTCGCTAAAATGTAATCCGGGGTATCATTGAAATTACCCTCCAATGAATTGCGGTTGATAACTTCCGCAATCTCCTTTACAAACTTTTCTCTTTTATTCATCGCTCTAAAATTTATTTGTTATTACTATCCGGGGCAGCGGGTGCCTTAACTCCGGCTATTGTTCCATTGTAATTAAACTCCAACGCACAATCTTTAAATTCTCCGGCAATCCTCAAAAAACGCCAATAAATCGTTTTTCTGTCATTCCTATGGAATTTATCGCATTTCCTACCGATTGCGGGGCAATCCTCCCTTTTGATTTTACAACGAACGCATCGTTGCAGGAAAATTGCGGGGTTGTTGTTGGCTAATCGAGCATCCGCCGCCGTCCATATTTCCACTATCAATACCATACCCCGGTAAACGCAACGTTCGCCGGGGCTGTATTCCTTATCCGGGTCAAATGGTGCGGGCTGTCTTATTCTCATTTGCCGCCCGCCTCACTTACATACTCAAACAATGCGTCCAAATCTTCCTTTGCGCCTCTAACGGTAACTCTTACCCGGTTGCCTCCGGCTAATGCGGTCTCAATGATTTGGCAATTGTAACGTTCGGCGTTAATCTGTAACATCGCCGCCGTTGCGTTCGTGACAAACTCGTTTCTTTCTTCCATGCTCTCGGTTTTTTTAATTGATAAATACGATCCCATCGGTTCGCTATCTTGTTGGCAGGCTCCTAACAAAAGCGTTGCCAAAGATAACAATAAAATCTTTGCTTTCATAACTTTACTTTCTTTTAATCCATATAAACCGTATGCCGATACCGACAAACAATATTTTCGCCTCAACATCAACGTAACGGTCGTAACCGTTGACCGCATCCACGGACACGCCGGGAATAACAAACCAACTCTTATATTTCCAATATTCCCGGACGTAACCACAAACGCCAACCCGTCCGATATGAACCCCAATTTGCGCCGTATGAACGTCGCCATTGTTCGGGATAATTCCGATTTGCTTTTTACTCATTGTCTTTTCTGTTTAATAATTCGTAACTCTCTTTGTCAACTACCAACGCCCGTGGGTATTCGGTTATTACTCCCTTTGTGTACACTAAATTGTAAATACCCAATTGCCCCTTAATTGGAAACTCAACAACCCGGCGGGGGTTCCGCATCATCCAACCGAACCCCTTTGTTATTGACTTACGTTTTTCGGGCGGTATGCGGGTATTTTCCCAATCTTCGGGGGTGAAATCGGCGACGGGCTTAACGTCGTACAACTCAACCAATCCCAACGTTACCCCGTTTTCATATCCCGGAATTACGGGATTAGCGGACGAACAAACCATTAAATCGCCCCGGTACGGCGTATTTTTGCTTCGTACCTCAATACATTTTTCGCCGTAAACAATCCCGTTGTCCTCATACGCCGCCGTTACCAACTGCGTTGCATACGGATTTTTAACGGTTAATGCACGCCAACGGTCGTGCAATTTCGGTTTATAATCTTTGTTGTTATACTGCATTTTGCAACCTCCTTTTAATTTTTCGCAAACGCTTTATTTCCTCGGCGATTGCTTGTTTATCCTTTCCCAATTGTTCAATCAAAACGTCGGGATTATTACCCCGGTTCCATGCTTTGATTAACTCGCTATTTTTGGCGTTCCAACTTGCGCCCGTTTCGATTTTATGCCCGCATTTTTTACATTTACCCCCGGCACAATTAAATGAACTATAACCGCAATTATATATTTCTATATCATCGCAACCGCATTTAACGCATGGGTAAACGTATATTTTACGGGTCGTTGTTTCTGTAACTTCATGTTCTGCCATTGTCGAATAAATTATAATTAGCCGGGACACAATAACCGGGCAATGTTTCCCGCTCAATCCCGGACACTCTTATAAAACTATCTTTCCAATATATCCGGGGCGTTTTGTCCGGGTGCGCCTCCCAATAGTCGAACACGTCGTTGTAAAACGTCAATGTTTCCCGCTTGGTATATCTGCAACCGCTTTGCAATCCAATCTTAAACAAGTCAACAAAGGGGTACGACAAAGCAATTACAGAAAACGCCCGGTCAAACATTCCCACGGGGATTGGCTCCACGCTTGCAAAGGTGCGGGACCCGTGGCGTTTTGCCCGTGCCAACACATTAACCCGCATCATATTTGGGTCGGCGTTCGGCTCCAATTCGTCGCAACCTGTCAACGTTGCGCCCAAAGCGATACGGGACACGTCCCAACCCTCGGACGCCTCGGCAAAATCAATGAAGCGGTTCAACCCCTCGGCGCATTTGCTCAATATCTTAACCGGGACGCCGTGGCGTTGGCATACGCCGACCGCTTGACGGGTCAACCGTTCCGTTTCCGGCAACAACGGGTCGGTCGTGAACGAAAAGAATAACCCCGTTTTCTGCAATTCCTCCTTATGCGCCAACAATTCGTTTTTGAAAATATCCAAAGCGTATGGATATTCCCGCAACGTCTTTTTCAACTCCGGGCGACTGCCTCCCAATACCTTTGCGCCACGACCTTTGCGCAAATAACAGTAAGTACAACCGTTGGAACAACCGACAAAGAAATTGGCGGCGTTCTCGGCGTATTCCCCGGCTTTACCTTTTGGGCTGTAAATAACCCGTCCGTTTATCGCTCCCATATCGTCAACGGCTTAAAATGGTAAATCGTCGTTTCCGTCGGGGGCGGGTGCATCCGGCACGGGCGGCGGCGGTACTTGCGCCCCGGCTCCGGTCGCTTTCGGGGTCAACATTTCCATATCGGTTGCGACTATCTCGGTAACATACCGTTTGACGCCTTGCGCATCGTCATAACTCCGGGTTCTCAATTCGCCCTCAATATACAGTTTGTCGCCCTTTTTGACGTACTGATTGGCGACCTTTGCCAACCCGTTTTGCAATACGACGTTATGCCATTCGGTACGCTCCGGGATTTGCTGCCCGTCCTTTGTGGTATAACCTCGTTTCGTGGTTGCCAACGAAAAGGTCGCCACGCAACCCCCGTTGTCGAACTCCCTAAAATCCGGGGCTTTCCCGGTATGTCCCATCAAAATAACCTTGTTTACACTCATACAAAAAACGCTTTAATTATCCAAACAATGATACTATACAACGCCCACATATAAGACGCAACCGTTAACGTAACGAACGTGTATAACGCAATTTTATATCCGGTTTTTGATTTTATTTTCATGTCACTTGAATTTTACGCAATCCAACAAATATTGTTTCTTATTGTCCGACCATCCGGCGGCATGGTTTATCGCTTTTCGGTCGTCGTCGTGTACGAACTCACAAACCCAACCGCCGACGCTTGATTTTTGAACTAATCGAACCAATTTACCAACAATGAAAGAACGCAATTTGTAATAACCTGAATTTTCGCCAACAAACAAAACCCGTCTTTCTGCATTTATTTCGGGTAGATTTTCGATTTGCGGGCGTTTCTCCCTTTCCGGGTACCTTTGTACCCTTTTAAAATCATTTTGGATTGAACGGCGGGAAATTGCCCCGTAATCGGGTGTTCTTTGTTTCGTTCTCATAATCTCAAACTTTGATACTCTTTTTTCAGTAATTCTATAACCTTAACGTTGCCGGGATAAATGCGCATATTTTTACGGTCGCCATTTTCCCAACGGTTGTGCATTTCAAAACAAAGGATATTGATATTGCGGGGGTCGTGCGCCATTTCCGGGTGCGAACCCCTCGTTAGGATATGCGAACAATAAACGGCGGAATAACTCGACAACGGGCGCAATGTTTCCTCGCATTGGTGCGGCTTATGTTCCCAAATCCACCTAAAAAACCGTTCGTTTGCCTGTGGGATATTCCCACGACCAAAAACGCAATACCCGAACAATTCCCGTTGGATTTCGACACGCAACCGAATATCCATTGTAAACCGCTTGTAATCCAATAGGGGGCAAAACCCCCTATCGGTTACAAATTGGTATTCTTCCCGGTCTGTTAGCAATATCGGCTCCATTGCTTACATATCCGCCGTTTCGTCCTCCGGGTCGTCCTCGTTAGCCGGGTCGCCGACCTCCGGGAACAATCCGTCCTCCTTTTCCGGCTCTGCGACCAAACCCGGTGCGGGTTCGCCGTCAGCCCCGAACAATTCCAATTGCGCCTTTTTGCCTTTGAACAAAAATGCGTAAACCTCGTTTTCAATGTCCGCAACGATTGCTTCCAATTCCTCCTCAAAACCGAACGTTTCGGTATTGAATTTCAGACGGGGCGAATTTATCGCCGTCTTTTGGTTGTTGGATACCGTGAGCAATCCCGTAAGGACAACCCCAACGTTATCGTCTTGACCGGAAAAGGACACGCCCCGAACCTCTATGTTTTTCAACATTTCGTCGGCAAAATCCCGTGATAACTCGCTTTGCTTTTTGGTTGCTTTGAAATCGGACGTTTCAACCATTGAAAGAAAGGACGTAATATTAAAAATCCGTCCCATGATTGGGCGCAAACGGTCGAAACAATCCCGCAAATCCGGGTGTATGTCCTTTGCACTTTCGACGTGGTATTTGTTCGTGTAACTCTCATTGCCGATTGTTTCGGTAACTTCATAATGCACGTCTAACCCGCCGTCTTTTAATGTCTTTACTTTCGACAATGCAAACGCCTTTTCACTTGGTATTAACATAACGTTTGCGGCTTTTTTTTCTTCGTTCATATTATAATATTATTTGTCGCCGGGAATCCGCCCGGCACGGTTTTAATCAAAATTCGTTTTCGTCCAACAATTCCCGTGTCTTACTATTCGACGGAACCGCCGGGCGTTCCGGTTCCGGGGTTGGTTCCGGGACGGGTTCCCCGGTTCCGATTGGTTCCGCTACCGGGTTGGGGTCGTGGAACTCAATATTGCGCCCGCCTTTGGGCTTTTCCGGCTCAAATTGGGTTTTGAGTTGTTCCGCCGGGCATTCCTTTTGCGCTAACTCAATAATCCCCAAATTAACCAATTCCGGGACGCAACGGCGCAACGCCCTTATGTCCTCTAATGCGTCATGCGCCGGGAATGTTTCGCCGGGGAATAACTTACTATATAATTCCTCTAATTTGGGATATTTTCCCGGTCGCCCGTTTGAATACAATGCGCCGACAAATTTAATAGTTTTCATCATTGTATCAATGCGCTTTCCCTTGTGCAATGCGTCCTCGGCTTTGGCGTCGTAATACTCTTTGCCGCAATAACGCAAAATGTTCGCTTTCAACATCGACGTATCGAAATAAATGTTGTGCGCACATACAAGCGGTGCGGCGGCGGCATCCGTCAAAAATTCGTCGATAACCTCGGCAAACGGTACACCCTCGGCAATTGCCCGTTCGGTCGTTATCCCGTGTATTGCGGTTGTTTCCGGCGGTATCTCGTAATTGTCCGGCTTAATTATAAAACTGCGTTCTTTGTCGCCGAACGCCCACGCCAATTGTACGACGTGCGGGAATTGGTTAAAATCCGCATCCCATTTCAAACCCTTTGCGGGTACTCCTGTTGTTTCGCAATCGAAAAAACAAATGTCTTTTAATTCAAATTTCATACTCTCGTTACTTTTTTATTCGTTAAATAATCGTTTTTGCCCGTCGTCGTTGGGCGTTTGCTCAACATATTTTGCCCGTGTAATCCAAACGCACCCGCAATGCAAACACTTTATCCGGCTGTAATGCTTTGGCGTGTATTCGTGGCGAATAATCCGCCAACCCGCCAACGGGTAATTCTTACGCTTTCCGTTACACTTGCAAAACATACCTTACAACGTTCGGGGGTCGTCAATATACGTGTTGTATTCCTCGGCGGCAATCTGTTTGAGTGTTTCGATATGCTCGATTAACTCGGCGTTCGACAATTCCGCCACGGTGCGCAATTCGTGGGAATATTTCCCGGTTTCCTCGTTGACCCGCTCGACGTACATAATTGGGGAAAACTCCCGCAACCTCCGTTCCGTTTGTTCCTCCGTAAGACGTTCGCCCGCCTCCCAAATGGCGTGTCGGTTATTG